CGCGGGCGGAGGTGGTGCAGGAGTCGGCGCCGACGGGGCGCTCGAAAAAGTAGACATAATAGTTTCCTCACTTTCCGTTCAGTTCTGCCATGAGATGGTTAGTCCAACCGTCACTGTAATTGAAATTCGTACGCTTAGTGTGGCGTGTGCTCTTGATTCTCTTCGCCCGATTCCTCTTGTGTTCCTGAAACTCGATCGTCTTGCGACGGACCTCGTCCTCGCGTCCGTCCATACGATGAATGCTTGGGTATTTCATGATTTGACCCACTCGACCTCGTCACCGAGAAGCCCGCGCAGATCATTGATCAGGTTACGAGCGTTCCCGAACTCCTCCTCGTTGATATCGAAAACTCTGTAAACGTTTCCTTCAGTGCAGACCACGAGGAAAGAATCGTTGGCGCATTCGGGGATGAAAACGTTGCGGACGTTTCCGATGAGGGCGGGCTGTTGAACGGGAATGGCCTGTACGAGGTCGGCCCCGGTGAGAATTGCGACGGCAGTCACTCGCTCAACAGGGATACCCCGGAATTCGTTCTCACCTTTCTCGTACCCTTTTGCAGGGAAGTGAATCTTGGTGCCCTTCAAATTCGTGAATACGGCACCTCCTGTGGTCTTGCATGATCCGTATCCGGTACGACGGCGTGCCATAGTAATCCTCTTCTCAAAATATGTGTGTGTGATGGTGGTGGGTGGTGGTGGCCCGTCGCCCATGACAGGCCACCACCGTTACGTGTGTGTGTCAGTTCTCCAGCCACCAATCGGCCAAGTAGGCGATGGTCTCGTCAGTCAGGGCAGAAAGTCCATCGTGGACGACAGTGAATCCGTCGGCATCGTACTGCCAGAGTCCCCAGGAGACGACGTCGTCGCACACGTGGAGTCCGAGCGTCTGCCCGCCGTGGGGTGTGGCTCGCTTGAGGCCGATAGTCTCGCCGGTCTCGTCGACCCAGTAGTCCGTGTCGCCCCAAGTGTCGGCGGCGGTGCCTACGGCGTAGGCGACGTCCCTGTCGGTGGCGATGTTCTCAACGGTGGTGGTCATTGTCTTGTCCTCTCTATCTCTGGCTGGGGGTTTGTCCTCCCTGCCGATGCCTTAATCATGCTCCCCCGTGTACCGCGGGTCAACCCGCATGGGTGGTGGCCTATCTCACAAAACCATATTGTGCGAGGCATTGACAGATACTGGACGCATGTGGTATACGCGCGCGCACGTACCTATATATACCGAGAATGCGCTCAGGTGCTCATGATAAAATCATGACTACCGAGAACCTTTACGAAAGGCGGTGCAAAATTGGCAGATTCCGTCACAGAATATGCTGCGTCGGAAATGAAATATTGGTGCACCACAGGCGACTACGGGGGCACCGGATATGCCCAGGATAACCGGTGGACTTGTTACTGGAATTCCAATGATGCCGGCTGGAAAACGGGCCCCGGCGACATGGATTGCAGTAGCGGCGTAGCAGGCGCCTACAATATTGCATTCCACAATGTGTGGGGAACAGGTTGGGACGACCCGATCATGTTCCCGCGGACCGGCGAAACATGGACCGAAACCCTGAATTCCCTGGCCGCGAATCGCGGTTTCATGGACATCGGGGACACATGGTACGGGTCAACGCCGTCGGGAGGATTCCATGTCGGCGACATGGTTCTGAAAACTACCGGAGACGGCGGACACGTCGCAATGTGCGTGCGCGAAGACGACGGCTCATTCAACGCGGGCGACCCGCTCCTCGCCGAGGCGTGGATTAACGAGAACGGTGAAATCGCAGAAGGTCAGATGGGGGACCAGACCGGCTACGAAACACACGTAGTCCGGTACAGTAGTCACCCGATGACTGTCGCAGCCTCGTGGTCAACGTGCATCCGTTTTGGAAAGCGGACCGATTCTGATAACGGGCACGAGTCTGCCGGCTCGTACCGCCTTTCTTCGATTCAGGAGGCTGTTCTCAGGGCCGCCGATGCGGAGAATTGTCCGTGGTGGGCCGCCCTGGCGTGCTTGTGGATGGAAACCGGCGAGCGCGGCGCAAACATTTACGGGCACGATGCCGGCGGTGCTGGCCCGCATGGCGAGGAGGTGACCGAGGAGAATTTCCGCGAATTTCTTGCGGCAATTCGAGACGGTGAAACCTCGAACGGTGTTGGGCCTTTGCAGATTACGTATCCGGGTTATTTCCTGGATGACCCGGATCGTGAATGGTGGATGCCGGAGAGGTCGGCTGAGGTAGGGTGCCGTATTCTTCGTGACCTTATTAACGCTGAGGGTGATTCTTATGAGGCACTTAAGCGTATTGGGTCGCGGTATAATTCAGGGAACCCGTATGATGCGTATGAGTCTTATGGGATTCTTTTCAGTAATCGTTGTAAGTCTTGGTATGATTATGGTCGTCCGTCTGGGGGCGCCGGAGAGGAATTTTGGGATATGAGCGAGGGCGTTGATCTGCTTAGGGAGATTCGCGATCTTTTCCGTAGTGGAAAGGCGGGGGATCACTTTGCGGGTGACATGAATTGGTACGCTAAGGCCACCTATGAGGAGGTTAAGTCTATTCACGCGTCCGTGGATCAGATTCTGCATTCTGTGACTCCTGGGCAGGAGAACGTGCGTGAGGCGGGCGCGATTTATGGTGCTGTGAACGAGATTCGTAAGGCTGTGTCTACGCCGTCGTCTTTGCAGGCGCATGATGGCGTCGCGGAGTCTCCCGCTCCGGCTCCGGAGCAGAATTCCTGACACAGCATATTGGTATTTATCGTGACTTGCTTGGCCGCTATTATGCTGGGCATTACGTCATGATGGATATGTCATACGGGGAGCTTCACTCTCTTCCCTCTCCGTGATTCTCCTGTGGCAGTTGTAGAGCAAGTCTCCGGACGGTCAATGAATGATCGTTCGGAGACTTGCTTTTGTTGTGTGCTATACTTCCCTACGTACCGCTTATTGGTTAATACACAAATATTTTCCTACGCGTTCCGACGGTACAACAAGAGAATACTATCGCCCTCACGTTTTTCCTACATTTTCCCTTCAGCAGCTCTAGGAGTCAACGTGGGGGCGATGGTATACAATCCATCTAATGAAAGTGAAAATTAGGGTGACTAAGTCGCTTTATGTTGCTACCATTTTTGCGGCCGTCATGGTGACAGCAAACACCGCGTTCATGGTCTATGATGACTTCGCCAATGGCTCCGTGAACGTGACTCGCGATTCTCTGTGGTGTGTTGGTGTAATTATTCTTTGGACCAGCGTGCGCACTGTACGGTTCATGCGGCGTGTTGGTTACCATCCCGGCTTCCATAGGAAGTGATCGAATCGTAACATTCCCGTCTAGCATCATCATTGCTGGGCGGGAATGTTATATAATAACTGTTGCGGCCCTACTGAAACAATCATAATAAAGAGGACATTAGATAGACGATGGTTCCTTTCATGCATGATGTCCTCTCCGACGCTACTTTGGTTGCCCTGGCTGCACTCACAGGCACAATATTCTCTAACGTTACACAGCGCAAAAACGCGCGCGACCAAGAACAGATCTCAATCCTGGACATTACTGTTCGTTCTCTTTCCGACCGGGTAAGTGCCCTGGAGGGTAGTCTTGCGGCGGCCGAAAAGGCGGCGGATCTGGCGGAAGACGGCCGTCGGCGGGCGGAAGTGAAATGGTGGGAAGCCGTCTCTTTCGCGCATACTGTTATCGATTGGGGTAGGTCCCTGAAAATTCTGATACCATCGGATAAAGAGGACTCAATCCCTACTGAGCCTCAAATTCCGGAATCTATGAGGTGATTCATAAAATGTTTACTCCTGAGGTCCGCAAGGCACTTTACGCTCTGCTCACCGCCGTTCTCGGTGTTTTTGCGGCTTTCAATGTTATTTCTGCGGACCAGGCGTCTCAGTATGCTGACGCTGCTACCCAAATTGTCGGTGCTCTGACTCTGGCGCTGGCCACCTATCACACTCGCCCTGGCGCGGCCGCTGGCCGTCACGCCGCCGGTGAGGGTGAGGCCGCTGAGGACAAGGTTGCCTGACACCCGCAATTCATAGAACATTACTACCCCCTACCGCCTGTCCGGTAGGGGGTAGTAATGTTTTACGTGAAACATGCCCCGTGTTTCACGTGAAACATTCATCTCCGTTCCGTGTCGCTTCCAATGATGCTGGCAATCACGTCCTCATCCTGACGTTTAGTGACCGCCCACAGGAAAAGATGACGCCCTGCATCACGCGCGTCGTCCGCATCGGGCTGACCCACAGTAGACCCAGTGGGCCAAAAACCAAGAATTTTCAGAACATTATCGGGCATGGTAGTTTTTGCCATTGCGGGAGTCTGCCATATGATATCCCCGAGCTCCCATTCCAGCACTGAGTTGATTTTTACTGGGGTGAGGTCTGCGAGAAAATTGTTGCCCGGCCTAAGATCGAACTGTTCACACACGGTAACATCGGGGGCGTACTCGTTGTATGTGGTGAGAATGTCGTAGACGTTGCTCATCCAATGTTCGTGCTTGAGCTGTTGGACGTGAATGATTGAGAATTCGCGGTCGTCATGGAAGTCTCCGACGACGATTCCTGTTGATTTACCGGGATCAACGGCCATCACCCGTTGCATCATATCTTTCCCCCCTTATTTCACTTTCGCAGGCTTCGCCGCGACTTGTTCACGTTAGCGATACTTTTTGTAGTGTCCGTGCGCACGCCGTCTACTTCAAGCCACAATGTGCCCGGCATCACGGGCTTCCCGCGATCCTTTTTCAAAGCCCACGGCGTACCCGGGTCGCTCGGGAACGGCAAATGCTTGTAGCACCATATTGCGCAATCCTGCGTAGAATCAAAACGAAAGTCCTCTTTCGGCACATACCTTTTCATGTCGTAAATGCGTCGCATGAGTTTCGGGATGAGCCATTCCGGCACTTCTCTGTACATGCGGATTGACGGGCTAGTGCACGGGCAGACCACGGTCCTACCTCCGCTGAAGTGCGAAACGCGAAGCCATTTGTTTTCCCCGCAATTCACGCAACGCATGTGAAAATGCTTATGACCATCTCTCACAATCTTCCATTCAGGGGACACTACTTCCCATTGGTGGAAGCGCTGCCCCACCATTTCCGGCTGCACGCCAGTCATCGTCTTATAGGTTTTGGTGGGGTGAAGAATAAGACGATCACGAGTTTCATCTTTGTTCTCGCCGCGCACTATTGAAATTTCGCCGGGGCGAAACACGCCGTTCTCTGTGGCGAATTCCCAATCGAACACAACCGATGGATTGAATTCGTTGTAGCACCATTCGATAGCCGACGTCATGCCATCGAACTCGAAATTATCTACACCGTTTTGCCCCCGCCACTTCCAAATCTTAAGACGAATGTCGTTGTAGGAGCGATACGGCATAAGCGTGTCGTTCGCCTTGCAGTACTGGTGAGAGTATGGCATGTCCGGTAGACGATTCAGCACTATGTCAAGATTGCATGGGGCGATCGGTTTAGTAATGTCGGGGCGCGTGAATCGCCACCTGTTGTCCTCGGGGATTTCCAGATACGTGAAACACCATTCAATGGCGGCGTCAATCGAGGGGAATTGGAAGTTCTCGCTATTGGTGCGGTAGCTGAGCTGGGTGAGTCTGTTGGCGACTATCCTGTATTGTTCATATGATGGTTGCGTCATTTGTGTGTTCATCTCTCTTCTTGGTTGAATAGCGGGGGCAACAATCGCGTGGCCCCCGCTATTCAAATCATGCGACCGTGTATGTCAGAAGACTACCGACCATGAGGTCTCAGTATTCTTTTTGGCCATGAAATCAATGGAAGAAATCTCGCCCCTTGGAGGCCAGAAGGCAGGCTTCGGGGCGCCATCCTCGCCGAGGATTGTGATTCCATTCTCGTCCTGCTCGTATGCGGGGCGACCGTAATCGTCAAGGCGAGGCCTGGGCTTGCTCATTCGGGTGACCAATGTTGCGTGAGCGCCCCCCAGATTCTCGCACACACGCTTCACGGTCGCATCAATCTTCTGCGGTGAGAGAAGATCGGCTCTCTCCCTGGCGTCGGCCGGCCAGAGGCCGGCGGCACTGAAATACTTCGGAATGTTGAAATGGATGAAAGTCTTCCCATTCTTGTTGATAGTGAAAACGGTGCGGTCGGTGAGCGCCTTTCCAGCATCCTCGTCGTCGCCGTCAATCATCCAATCGGTGACAAGCATCGGCCTGCCGCTCTTGGACGTGGTCATTTCTGCCTTGGTGATGAATGCTGAGTGCTTTCCGGGCTTGGGCGGCTCGAAATTGCCGCCGCCCGTGGCAACCTCCAGTGAGGAGAGGTCGGTGCCGAAGTTGAAGCCAGTTGCCATAATTATTGCGCTCCTGTGAATCGGGGGATGAAAAGAATTGCGGGGGGGTCAGTTCTCGCCCTTGGTGGGGTTATCGCGGAGTGCTTCCCTGACTGCGTCGGCGGCGATAGCGAGAGTCTCAGCGGAGACACCACGGTCAGCGGTAACAGTGATCTTAGCCATAATACTTTTTTCTCTTCCTGATGTTTTGTTCAGTGGCTAGTGATGTAATTGTGGATCTTGGTCATGCTCGGATTCCCCATTGCTGGCGGGAACCCGCGCGATTGTTGTTTTGTCACAACGTTCGGTTTGCGAGTGTACAGTACTGGCACGGCGATTTCTTCCCCGTCCCCATTGTCCACGTTCGCCCATTCCATGTAGCCCACGAAATTGAACAATGCGGGAATGCGCTGCCCAGACTTCTGCCCCTCAAAAGACGGAGCAATGAAAACCTCCCCAGTGACCTCACTGCTCTCACGCGCGGAATGCGTGATAGCAATGAATGAAATGTCGGGGGCGTTCAGGAACACGCCAATCGCCTTCAGTAGGGAATCGTATACTGCCCGCCATTTCGCCCACGTATCATTCGACACGGTCTCATAGTGGGCCAGGATGAGCTCCTGGCACTTGTCCAGCGTGTCGAACACTACTGTCCTGTAGGGGAATTCTGCAAGATTGCGTGCAATATTGTCGCAAAGATTGGCGCAATCAACCCACTTGTCGCAATGCACGACAGTGATGTTTGCGGGGTTCCCCCAATCCCGTACCGGAAGTGTGCCGGATTCGAAATCAACGTACAGGACGGGCGACATGTCGTCTACCTGTGATGCTGTGGCTGCGAGCGACGTTTTGCCGACGCCACTCACGCCATGAATGAGCATGTTGAAATGATTATTCTGCTCCGGGTTCACGACCGTCATTCCGAGACGGGCAAGAGTATCTTCGAAAGTCATGTTATGTTTCACCTCCTAACCGTTAATGTTGTAGTTTTTGAATGCTTCTGTGTGGCGCTCATGCGAGCAGTACCAACATAGAGGAGATGACTGGAGACTGTCAACACCATCTCCGTGTGACCTTGCTCTCTCCCAAATGTTTTGGAGTCTCTCTATGGCCGCGAGCGCAACGTCTTGCCTCCACGGGAAAGAAAACTCGTTAATACTGTCCGGTACGACTTCTACGCCGCAGTCCCTTGGGAGAGCGACAATAGAACAGTGGGCTACCTCGTGTCCGAGCTGCGTGAGACCGTACCCGTAGAGCATGATTTGAATGTAGTATTTACGAAATTGACTCCCTGTCGCCGTATTAGCGAACCTCGGCATTCCATCTTCCCACTTGATACTCTTCCTGAACGCGGAAATCTTTTTCCGCGAGAGCAGTTTCCAGTCTAGGACTGTCGCCGCCGCAATATCGAAACGATCCACACTCCCAGAAATACGCCCATAGTCTTCAAGATCGCATACCTCTACTCTCCGCTCCACTAGAACATTCGGTTCATTCTTTGTGCGAGATTCTGCGTAAGCGTGAAACGCGGTGCCGAGAAACGGCGCCAACGGCGTGCCCGCATCCTCTGTATCATGCGAGATTCCGAGTAGTTTGTCGGCGATGCACCGCTCGCAATCGTCCCCGATCTCACTTACACCAATAGCGGTTTGTTTGTCGCGCTCGGTTGGGGCGAAAACATTACTGACCGCGAGCATGGCGGCCGGGCTCAAATTCAAATTTCTCCCCTTCCTGAATTGCGGCGATAGCGGCGAGCCTGACGTCACGGTGCACCTCAATGTCTCCGTTCGCAATATCTTCAATGAAGAAGAGTCTTGCGTCGCCGGCCGGCATGATTTCATAGACAGTGTCACCGAGCTCTTCTGCCCGCATGGCGGCTTGTCCAAGATTCGAGTAGACCTGGTAGTCGCCCTTCTGTGACGATTCCCATACTAGGTAGACGCCCATTTACGTGTTTTGCTTTCTCTTCCTGAATGTTGAATGATGGTGTGTGTTATTCAATGATGGTTGCGGTGAGGCCGGCCCGTTCTTCTAGTGCCGCGGAAATGATGGCTGCGTAGCACTTGATCCGCCAAATGTTCTCCGATCGAATGACGGGTACGTGCAGTTGCATTGTTTTGATGCCGAATTGTGTGGGCCATTTCAGGATGATAGTGCGGTCGGCGATCTCGTCAATCGTGGTCCCTTGTGTGATGCGCATAATGTTTCTCATTCCTCCGTTACAATGAGCTCATAGATGTCGAGGTCGGCATTGGTGGCCATGCTGCGCACAATGTTAATGTTGTCCGCCGTGACATGGATGACATTGACGTCTGAGTGTCCTACGTCGACCGGGTCAACGATCAGGAAATTCCTGCCAACTAGTTCACTGTCGTCGGATATGAGAATGTTTCCGATAGTGCCAGTCATGCGGCGTCGTACGATACGAACCGCGGTGCTGTGTGTTTCTGTCTTCATGGCATCTACTGTATGTGCGTGGTGGTGGTGTACGCAACCCACACAAGCGTGGCGTCTATCACATTTCATATGAGGCTGCTCTCGCGCAGACGCTCATACCCCGCCGCCAACCTCGGCTCCACGGCCGTCACATCAACAGTATCCTCACACTGCAAAAGAAAACGATTCACACGTTTTGTTTGCCCCTTACGATTCAAACGAGCAGACGCCTGCAAATTCAAAATCACACTATTATCCTCACTCAACCAAATCTCGCTGTTGCAAACATTCTGCAGACCGTCAATCCCTTCAGCGGCGGCCGCAATGACGGCGCAAAGAATCCGCGGCCCGTCGGGCTCCAAAAACCGCCGCCATTCATCCCGATAATCACTAGACAACTCAACACTCTGATAGCCAGCATCGGCTAGTCGTCTCCGCAACGGCGTCATAAACTTACGTGAGTGGCACCACAGAATAACTTTCTCGTCCGACGGCAGATCAGACAGAATATCAAGGGCGGCGTCGATCTTCGAGGATCCTCGCTCCTCGAACTCCACACTATCGTCCACGATTTTCAACGGTCCGAGAGTGATCTGTCTGAGTCTCCCGTCAAGAACGGCGGCGGACGAAGCCACGCTAGCCCCACCATCCATAATCGCCAAACGATGGTCCACGAACTCCCGATACATTCTCTTCTGTTCGCGTTTCATCCCACAGGTGACGCGTTGAACATTCACGGGGGGAAGATCACCGAAAACTTCACTCCCCCGCATCGCAGACCAATTGTCTCCCACAGAATCGCGGAGAGCACCCGGCTCCCTCTCTCCACCATAGATCCTGGCGTACGGCGACGCCGCAAACGGATTGAACTGGGAGACAAAAAACTCATCCGCAAACCGGTAGAAACTACGGTCGACACTGTTCGGGTTTAGGAATTTGAGAACACCGTAAATGTTGACGGGCTTATTGCCGGCAGGCGTGCCCGATAGGCCGAGACGATACGTTGACTTTAATGCTTTTACGGCCCGGAAAGACTGGGTACGGTGATTCGCGATACGGTGGACCTCGTCCACGATCACCATATTGAACGATTTCTTTGAGAAAGAAACGGACGGCCATCTACCGGAGGCAGCCGCCTTCCCCAGGGAAACCAATAGCTCGAAATTAATAACCCACCAACCATCTGCACCGTTCAACATGTCCTCAATGTTGGCGCGCCCAGACTTAGTGGAGCGTGACAGCACTCTCGCTTCCCGACCGGTGATGGTCTTGATACTGGCCCGCCATGACGGAATAACGCGCTTCGGACACACAACAATGACCCGCCTATCGGCGTCAAGTTTCCGTGTGACCCAGATGGCCCCGTATGTTTTGCCGCAGCCCGGCTCCCACGCCAGCAAAGCACCACCGCCATCTCGAATCGCGTGGGTGGCGCGGTTGATTTCTCTTTCCTGCGCCGCCGTGGGTTGAATATTAATCATTGAAATTCGTCCAAACAATCACTAGCAGACAAACTGTGAGCATAAACACTAGTATCGTCACTTGTTTTTTCCTCTTTTCTATGTAGCAAGCCCCGCCCCACCGAGCGATGGGACGGGGCTCATTCTGTCGGATCAGTGGGCGATGGCGTGACGTTCCACGGCCGCCCAGTAGGCGTCCTCGTCAACGTCCACCACATAGTAGGGTGTTCCCGTGGCGGAGAAGTACTGTCCGATCACGTCGTCGGCGATTGCGGCAACGTCATAGTCGTCCATCTGGTCGAGCGTGGGAATAATGTCGAACATAATGACGTCGTTCCTGGTGCTGCGACGA